CGCTGGAGTTACTGTTTACACCGTTACCGCCGCTATTACCGTAGGTGTTCCAACCACTAAGTCCACCAAAAGTTTTTGAAGGTGCTCCAGAGTTCCAATTACCGTTACTATTTCTAGAACCACCGCCACCTCCAGATCCGCCTTGCTCAGCGCGTTGGTGATTATCAACAGAACCACCAGAACCACCACCAGCCGCCACGTATAAGGTAGAGCCTATTTGAATAGATGTTTGCTCACCACTTTGACTTCTGTGAAAAACACCGTGGGTATCACGGCAAGCATTAGCACTGGCGGGACCACCTCTACCGACACGGACATCAATATGTCCAGTTGGTACAGAAAAACCACTGTGATAACAAACACGGCCACCACCACCACCACCTGATGCTACATCGTTGTTTCCAGTAGAAGCACCGCCGGAACCACCGCCACCAACCATCATGATGCGGCAGGTTTTAGCAGTCGGTACATAAAGACTTCCACTTTTAAAAAAGACGTGAAGTACACGGCCATCAAATTCATAAGTTAAATCAGCACCTTGAAAATGGCTGCCTTGTTCAGCTTGAATAAGAAACATTATCAGTTCACCTCCGTAAGATTAAATTTGTACTTCTTTCCGTTCCGACGATTCAGCAGGAACAGGTCATCCTCGCCTTCCTGAATAGTCCAGGAACCCCAGGTGCCATCGACATCGTTAGTGCCGCCTTCGTTGCTGAGGTTGAGGTCGTTGGTGTAGACGTTGCGCCAGCGGAGGGCCGACGTGCCTAGGTCGTAGGTGTTATTGGCTGCTGGATTAAAATGACCACCGCTATCGACGAAGCACCTAGTCGCGCCACCAGTTCTAAATACAAGGTTTGTACTGTATTCGTTGCTGATGTAAAGGTCGTTATTGTTGTTAGCTAGATAGCCAACATTACCCTGAGTGTGTCCAGTGCTATCTTCAAAGACAATTCGAGTTTGAGCACCGGTTCCAGAATTAGTGGTGTCACGGAGCAGCAGAGTTCCGTAGCTGGAGCGGATGCTAAGATCCCCTTCACACGTCAACCCATCGCAATTCACCGAGCCGGTTACGTTGATGCCGCCGGAGGTGGTGTTTAGTTTTGAAGCATTGTCGTAGAACAACTCGCAGCTGCCGTCAGCCCTAAATCGCGCTAAAGCTTCTCCGGTGTATTTATCAATGTTGATTTGATTGGAGCGGATCTTCAGGACTCCGGTTCCCGCGTCATCAATATTGGAGTTAGTGCCGTCGTGATAAATCTCTAGGTCGTTACCAGTACCAAACCGTGCCTTAACGCTGTCGTTAAAGTCAACGCCATTAGCGCCACCGACTTGGGTGACGCTGTTGGTAGAGGCAGAAGTAACCCTGCCTTTTGCATCGACAGTGATCGCCGGAATAGCAGACGAGCTGCCATAGGTTCCGGCGGTGACTCCAGAGTTCTCTAGGTCGTTGGCTGTAACGGCGCCGTCGGCGATGCCGTCAGATTTTACTTGTGTTAGTGCCATTAAATAATCTCCTTAAAGGATATTACCAAGGCACTCCAGATGCCTTAGTAGGTGCTGTTTGTTCATCAAGTTGAGCCTGAAGAGCTGCTTCAATTTCAGCAATCTTCTCAGCACCAATCTGTTCTTTCACCCAGCCAATGACCGTTTCTTCGGTCAGGTCAGCATAGGCAACGGTCACTTCACCATCAAAGCCGAGGGAGCCATAGGCACCTGAAGAATAGGTGCCATCCTCGGCAGTGACAGTATAGTGGACCGTGTTTACTTTTCCGTCAGCGGTAGAACGCTCAAGGGTGTTAACTTTCCAAGTAAATGTGGTCATTGTTAATAGTTAAGGTTTAACAGGCCAAACAGGGTTGGCAGGGTCAGCAGTGTTTGCCGGAAGGTCGCGCAACGCTTGGCGGTAAGCCCTCATTTCATCGGTGAGGGTTGAGTCAGCAAGGGCAAGGTAGTCGGTTTCGGCAAGAAGTCGGTTGCGCTCTTGCCGCAAAGCCTGCATACGTTTAACGGGAATTTCATTTTGAATCCGCGTTTCACGCTCCTGTTGTTCTTCGGCAGTCAGATCAACAACTGTTTGCTGTCGCGTACTGCAATCAACGAGTATTTTCTGCATAATGGTTTAAATGTACATGAGTTTCCAGTTTCCGGCAGTGAAGTTGCCGGTGTCAACATAGAACCTAAATTTACCTAAGGCACCACCAAGGTCACGCCAGCCGCGAACTGCTTGAGCACTAGTCTTGCCAGCACTCCAAGCTTCACCTTCCATTTGATATACATTACCAGCCGGGTTGTAAATGCGTGCATGTCCTGAAACTTCCACACCGTTCCAGTTACCACCGCCAAAGCGAAGGGCGGTAGTAGTAGTAATGACACAGCTTGCGCCAGTTGCAGAAATTTGTGTTTCAACAGTTTTGTATCCAGAATTAAAGTAGGTAGCAGACGTGCCAAATTGGAATTCCAATTCGTGAGACGCACTACCCTGCACGTCTTGCCAAATAACTAGCAATTCACTCCAGTCAGAAGGTAAAGACGTAAACTGAATCTCAGTTCCGCTAAGTGATGTGGCAGTAATTTCAGTCCAACCAGACGGAGTCGCCCACTGCGGAGCACTGCCAGAGCCTTGGCTAGTCAGTACCTGACCGCTAGTGCCGTAGTTTGCACCACTTAGACCGAAGGCACCCGTGGATGCAATATGTAGGCGCTCTGTCGGACTCGTAGAGCTTGCTGCTGTAGTTGCAAAGTTAATGCGGGTTGGATGTGATGATCCAAGAGTCCAGGCTGCATCAGATGTTGACTGAATCCAAGCGCCAGTCTGTCCGTTGTAATTAGTAAATACAATTTCTCCAAGGTTGACTCCAGAGCCGATCGCGTCATTGCCGCGCATGACATAAATTGACCCCGTGCCTGAACTCGAAGCAGAGTTACCCATCACCTGCAGACGGGTGGAAAGGGAGCTGCTAGACGTGCCAACTAAGAGACGACCCGAACTATCGCACCTGAATCGCTCGGCTGCGTTTGCTTGGAAGATTAGAGCATTATTGGGGTTGTCATAAGTGATTGCACCGCGATCATTGTCTGATTCATCTCCAAATTCAATCTTGGCATTAGCAGCATCATCTGAACTGATTACAAGGAGCGCTTGCGAGGTTGTGCTGTTGAGCCTTAATGCTGATCCAGTTACGTCGATGTCACATTTGTAGCCAGGGCTCGTAACGCCAATCCCTACGCGGCCTGAGGAATCAATCGTAAGTTTTGGACTTGTTCCAATTCTAAAACTATAATCAGAAGCTTGTGTGCGTAAAGAGTTCCAAGCGGATGTAGATCTATTGTAACTTCCAATAAGACTAGTATTAGACGCCGCACCAGGGGTAATCTCAATACCTTCTGCACCGCTATTGCTAACAACAAACGGTTCTTGAGGCAAACTAGTCCCTATGCCTACACGCCCGGAGGAGTCGATGCGAAGGCGTTCGGTGCTAGGACCATGAACAAACGTAAAAGCAGCAGATTCCTCATTTTTAAATGATAAAGCGCCAGTGCCCCTGTTGACAAGCAAAGAGCCGCCGTTTTCACCGCCAAGGCGGATGAGTCTAAAACCGAAATCTGTATAAGTAGTATCTCCAACAAAATCAATATAAACATTACGGTCACCTGTAGCTCCTGCACCCAGTTCAACACCAACAACTGCGGCGTCTGGTTTACCTATTCTTGCACCTCCACGCACGTCTAATGCAGTTTGAGGCGAACTAGTTCCAACACCTAACGACCCAGTAGTTACAACGTTCTGACTACCAAAGTTCGGGCTAATCTTCGTACCAGCAATAGCAGCAGAAGAACTGATCTCAGCGTTTGTAATCGTTCCGTCAACAATCTTGTCTGCCGTCACAGTGTTGTTACTGGGTTCACCAATGTTAACGGTAGAACCAATGGTAACAATAAAGTAAGGAGAACCAGTTGCCGGAGGATCAGAGAAGATGATATCAGCACCGTCAAGTGCAAAACCTTCAGCAGGTTGAGTAATACCAGCATTAGGTTTCTGGATAACACCGTTAATGCTTACCAAATGCTGGAACACGTTAGAACCAGCGTTGTTAAGGGTAAAGCGATAGGCAACACCATTAAAGGTTGCAGAACCACCACCAGTACCAGACGAGCTGCTAATAGTGTTAATCAGGAAGTTACCAATAGATTGGACTTCTTCCCATGCAGCATCACCTGCATCGTACACCAACATTTTACCAGTGCCAGTGTTAAAGAACAGGTCACCAGCATCGTTGTCAGTGGTTGGGTTAGAAGTACCAACACGATAACGGTTGTTAAAGTCGTTAATATCATCCGACAGACGCAGAACATCTGTGTCCTTAGGAATCAGTTTATGGAAAGTATAGGTATGTTCAGTAGAAGTAGTTTGAACCTGAACACCAAGACCAGCTGCCAACGTCTCGTTATACATGTGAGACGGGAAACCATTAATGGTAACAGTAGTGCTGTTAAGGGTTTGACCCGTTGCAACACCAGAACCATTAATAGCAAGTCCACCAGCATCAGCGATACTGACAACAGTACCTGCACCATCTACTGGGTCAGGATTGCTGTTGGGGAAGCTAGTTTCGTTAGGAATAGCTACAAAACCACCAAGAGCATCAAACAAATTAACGACATAAGTATTGATAGCAGAGCTAGTCGGGATGTCGTTAGTGTTAGAACCAGTAAAGGTAGTAGTAATAGTCTTACCGTCAAGCTGGTTCAGCTCAGAGGTAGAAGCAGTAATACCATCCAACGTGTTCAACTCACTGGTGTTAAGCGTTGCACCATCAAGGATGTTTAGCTCAGCAGTGGTTGCAGTAGTAAGGTTATCAAGTTCAGTATCAACGTAGTTCTTAGTAGCTGCGTCTTGCGCACCAGTAGGATCAACAACGTTAGTAATACGGCTAGTGCTAACGTTAACTACACCAGTACCGTTCGGATTAAGAACGATGTCTTGGTTGGGTTCGTTAGTAACAATTTCTTGACCATTAAGATCTAGATCTGCCAACAACGTGCTAACAGACAAAGCGCCAGCAGGAATGTTGACAAAGCCAGTTTCTTGGTCAACTTCAAACGTTCCGCCAACTCTAAACGTACCTTTGTGATCAGTAGTAGCTGCCCAAATTTTACCGTTATTAAGCTCGGTAAGTTGGTTAGCATCTACAGGAACACCACCGTTTTGAGGCAGAGCATCATAGTCAGTACCAGAACCAACATACTCCATAGTGTGACCGCTAGAAGCGATCATAGAACGCA